AACTAATTGTAAAACTACAGGCATACTCTGCTAAATTTGCAATGCTCGCTTCCTGGTATACTAATGTTAAGAAAGATGAACGAGCAAAGAAGAATATATACTATTCAGCTAAAGAAGCAACGGATAGACTAGTGGACGCATTAAAATATGCAGTTAGGATTAACAATGGCTAAGAGCCTTATTAACAAGTTGGTTGAAAAACCAAAGAAGAGTGAAGAGAATTTAATTGATAGTCAAGCAATTGTTGACAAGATTAAAGAAGGATATGCTCTGCAAAGAAAAGCATCTTTTAAAAAGAGAGATAGCTTTACTCCATCAACACTAACGTATGGTGCAGGTAAGTGTCCTAGATTTTGGTACTTGTGGTTTGAAGGAAATGAGTCTGATGTAAAAACAGACTGGTACTCAGTTGCAAATATGGATAGTGGTACTGATCGTCATGGTCGTATTGAAAAAGCTATGGAGTCTGCTGGTATTCTAGTAACCAATGAAGAGCGTTTATCTTATATAGACCCACCAATTTCTGGTAGAACAGATGCAATTATTAAGTGGAATGATATGGATATTCTTACTGAAATTAAAACACTTAATGAAGATTCTTTTCATTATCTAAATGTCAAGGGCGAAGCAAGAAAATACCATGTTGAACAACTTCTAATCTATATGAAGATTCTTAAGAAGAGCTTTGCATTCCTTGTCTATGAATCAAAGAATAGTCACGAACTTTCTTTATTCCCTGTCAAGCTAACTGATCACTACAAAAACTTTATTAATTACTTTTTTGATTGGATGAGAGAAGTAAAGAAGGCATCCGATGACGGTCTCCTTCCTGAAAATCCTTACCGTTCAAACTCTAAAGTTTGCAAGGGTTGTGATTTCGAAACAGTATGTCGCACAAAACCAAAGGGTGATATTAAAATAGCACCAAGGAAAGATCTTGAGTAAATTTTGTAAACTATGCGATAATCATTTTGAAAGCAATAATAAGAATCAAATATATTGCTCACCTGAGTGCAGGGCAACTGCAACTAAGGAAAAGATTATGCAAAGATACAAAGTTTCAAAGGTTAAATCTCGTGCTACAAAGTCAAGAAAATGTGCTGGTGGGTGCGGTATAGAAATTAGTATCTACAATGATATTGGATTTTGTAATAGCTGCATGATGAGTAAAAGAAAACTTGACCAAACTTTAAAAGATATAAAAGGATTTTTTGATTATGAGCAAGGCTAGTTGGAAAGATATTGGAAAGCCAAAAAGATTTATCTCAATAGATGCTTCTTCTACTTCTGCTGCCTTTGCAATATTTGAAAATGGTGAGTTAGTAAAATTTGGGAAGATTAATTTTACTGGAAATGATCATTATAAAAAAGCTGGAGATGCTTGTAAAAAACTTACTCCACTTTTTAAAGATTTTAATGTTGAGGTGGTTGTAATCGAAAATACTATCTTTGCAAACTCTCCAAAAACATCAATGCAGTTAGCCCTTGCACAAGGGGCTATTGTTAGTGCAGCATATATCAATGGCGTAAAAGATATCTATCCTTGCGTACCAGTTGCTTGGCAGAACTGGATTGGAAACAAGGTTCTAACAAAAGAAGAAAAGTTTGAACTAAGAAAACAAACTCCTGGAAAGTCAGAGTCTTGGTACAAAGGCAAGGAAAGAGAGTTTAGAAAGAATAGAACTATTAGACTTGTCAATATAGAATTTATGACTGATGTAAGTGACAATGATGTTGCAGACGCTATTGCTATTGGATGGTATGCAACAAATAACTGGAATAAGATAAGTAAACTTGACTTATAAAGGATATAATGATATTATGAAAATGTACACTAATGAAAATTGGTTAAAAAAAAGATTCTTGCTAGATAAAAAATCTCCAGAAGACATTGCAAAAGAATGTGGAGTTTCTGTTGAAACTATCTATGTGTATCTTGGTAAATTTGGATTAAGAAAGAGTAGAAGAAAATAATGGCTGAATATCCCTCAGAAGCATTCTTTGTAAATAAGAATGAAGACAAGATTAAAAAGATTCTTGAACTCTCTAAAACTGCACCAGCTGGATATAGTATTCTTGCTGCCTGTCTAGAAATTACAGAAATGTTGCTAGAAAAAAATGTAGCATATGGAAACTCTGCTCTTAATCCTATTCGCATCTTTAGTAATGCAGATGATATGGAGCAGTTAAACGTCCGTATTGATGATAAGTTAAATAGAATTAAAAATAAAAAGCTATATGCAGGTGACAATGATGAAGACGATTTGATTGGATATCTATTGCTAAAGAAGGCTAAAAAGCGTGGCTAAAAGAAAAATAACTTATTTAGATAGGTTTGAAAGAAAATTTTCAATGGTTACTGAGACTGGTCATGAAGTAAATAAAGGTGATCTAATTAAGATATCTGGAGAATATGGTGCTATCTTTAAGTTTCAATGTCTAGTCAAAAATCCTGAAAATGGTGTAGAATGGATAGACTGCTTTCAAATGCTAAAGGATATGTCTGGACCAACTAGGTCTTTTTATCCTGACAGAGTTAAAGCGGTAAAGAAGAGAGGTAAGCGTGTCAAGCGAAGCAGCATTAGTTAATCATTTAGACCTTGTTAATAAGGTTGCATCAGAGTACCTAAAAGGATCTGATGCTTCAGAGATCTCAAAAATACTTAGCCTACCAAGAGCAAAGGTCACAGAGCTTCTTACTGACTGGAGAGTTATGGCTGCAAACAACCAGGCTATCCACGCTCGTGCAAAAGAAGCCCTTGCTGGTGCAGACCAACACTACTCTTCTCTAATTAAAAAGGCTTATGAAGTTATTGACTCTGCAGATCAAACTGCAAACCTAACTGCTAAGACAACATCTATTAAACTTATTGCTGACATTGAAAGCAAGAGACTTGAAATGTTGCAGAAGGCTGGACTTCTAGACAATCAAGAATTAGCGGATGAACTTTTAGAAACAGAAAGAAAGCAAGAAATACTTATAAGCATTCTTAAAGAAGTAACTTCATCCTGTGAATCTTGTAGACCAAAAGTTTTAACAAAACTTTCTCAAGTTAATGAGGGTGGGGTAGTTATAATTGACAATTGATATTAGTGATTTTATGGAGGCTCTTGATGAGTCACCATTTTCAGAAGCCCCTGTTGATGTTGTAACATTTGTTACAGGTGAAAAGTATTTAAATCAACCAGATTTATCAGAGTATCAGTACACTCTTGTTGAATGTATGAGCCAAATTTATCAAGAAAAAGATATCATTAGATATATGGGTGAAGAAGCTGGTAAAGAACATTATAAAAAATATACTAAAAGTGAAATCATTATGCAACTTGGAAAGGGTAGTGGAAAAGACTATACCTCTACCGTTGGATGTTCTTATTTAGTTTATAAATTGTTATGCTTAAAAGATCCTTCAAGATATTTTGGTAAGCCGTCTAATGATGCTATTGATATTATGAACGTTGCTATCAATGCTCAACAGGCTAAGAATGTTTTCTTCAAAGGATTTAGAAGCAAGATAGAAGGATCTCCTTGGTTTGCAGGAAAGTTTTCTCCACCAAAGATTGATAGTATTGAATTTGATAAAGCAATTACTGTGTACTCTGGTCACTCTGAAAGAGAATCTGCTGAAGGATTGAACTTAATGTTGGCAATTCTTGATGAGATCTCTGGCTTTGCAATGGAATCTGCAAGTGGAAATGATCATGCTAAGACTGCTGACAATATTTATAAAGCATTTCGTGGATCTGTTGACTCTCGCTTCCCAGACTTTGGAAAGGTAGTTCTTCTTTCATTTCCTCGTTTCAAGGGTGACTTTATTTCAACAAGGTATGACGATGTTATTGCAGAAAAAGAAACCATTGTAAGATCGCATGAGTTTATTTTAAATCCAGCACTGTCAGAAGATGACCCACAAAATAAATTTACTGTAGAGTGGGATGAAGACCACATCAACTCATACAAGCTTCCTGGAGTCTTTGCACTTAAAAGACCAACTTGGGAGATTAATCCTACAAGAAAAATTGAAGATTTTAAATTAGCTTTCTTTACAGATATGCCAGATGCATTAATGCGTTTTGCGTGTATGCCAACAACATCTTCTGATGCTTTCTTTAAAAATAGGGAAAAGCTTGGGATGGCTTTTAAAAAACATAATCCGATTGATGTTTCTAAAAGAATCGAACAATCCTTTCAACCAGACCCAGACACAACCTATTACGTTCACGCTGACCTTGCACAGAAGCACGATAAGTGTGCGGTATCAATTGCCCACATTGATAAGTGGGTAAGTCTGCAATCATTTAATGATTATCAACAGATTGTCCCATTCGTTGTAGTTGATGCGATTGTGTACTGGGAACCTAAAAAAGAAGGTCCAGTAGATTTATCAGAAGTAAAGAATTGGATTATTAACTTAAGAAGACTTGGTTTCAATCTAGGACTAGTAACCTTTGACCGTTGGAACTCTTTTGATATTCAAAGAGATTTAAGTAGTGTTGGAATTAAAACAGAAACTCTTTCTGTAGCTAAAAAACATTATGAAGACTTGTCTATGCTTGTTTATGAAGAAAGAATAGTCTTACCTCAAATAGATTTATTACTTGAGGAAATGCAGGAACTTAGAATTATGAATAATAATAGAGTAGACCACCCAAGAAAGAAGTCCAAGGACCTTGCAGATGCTATGTGTGGCTCTGTATATAATGCAATTAGTCACACAAGAAGAGAAAAAATTCAGGAAGTAGAAATTCATACCTATCAGTCTCGTCCAAAAGTTGACAAGGATGATGAAAAGATGATAAAATCTAAGCCTGAGATGACGGAAGATATTAAAGAATATCTTATGAATTTTAATTTAATTTA